AGCTCTGTATAATTCATTGGTTTATATGATGATTGTCCACCACCAATAAAATCACCCACCTCTGCTTGTGGAGGGTTACCAAAATCAGTGAGTTGATCTAATTGCTTCTTCACCATAGCAGCACCCATAGCAGCTTTCTTAAATTCTTTCTTATGGGCTTTCATGAATGCTGCCTCTGTAGGATATTTACGATAAAACTCCTTCTCAGATTTAACACCAGCAATTTTTAGAATGTCTTTTTTCATAACGTATTATTATACAGGTTTTTATTTATACTTATCTAACCAACCGCCATTTTTCTTTTTGGTTGTTTTACTCTCTATATACTCTTTACCATATTTAGGAACAGCAAATCTTTCATAGTCCTCTGGTTTGATGTATGTTGTATCTCCTTTCTGATTAGCAAATCCTATTAATGCACTAGGTAAACCACTTCCTGTTCCTGGAGAATATACAGGAGATCCCTCATATATGTTCTGTTTTCTTTCTATAGGTTTTGGTTGTTCTTTCTTTATTTCCTTAATAGGTTGTTCTTTGACAGGTTCTGGTTTTACAACTGGTTTAGGTTTAGGTTGTGGTTTAGGTTTACCATATTTTTTCTCCCAATCAATTTTCTCTTGGGGAGTTCTCATATGATATGGTTTAATGGCTAGAGGATCATAATCAAAAACCTTCACTGTACCACCAGGATAGTCTACTTTACGTTTGTTATCTTTTTTAAAATTCATAACTTCCTCGTAGGTGATAAATCTTTGTGGATCTATTCGAGAGTCTGTAAGTGCAAAAGGAGAGGCTAAATTTTGTTGAGGTGTTATTAAGTCCCTGTAATATTGTTGGTATTTACTACCAGATTTAGTTTTAGCTAAACCTTCTAATTCAAGTTTTTTAACTTGGTTAGGTGTAAGATTAAAATGATAGTTGTATGAATCATCATAATTACCTCCCCTATTATGACCACTCATGCTTTCTCTATATTTAATTTCCGTTCTATAAAAATCAAGATTTTCTTTGTTAATGTCATCAATACTATATATACCTTTATAATAAGGTTTAAACTTTTCACTTGCTGCAATTTTAATTCTACCAGCTTTCATTTCATTCTCATAAAATTTATTTAAAGCCATTTGAGCATTAAATAAGCGTGTACTATCAGCTGTTGTAGGAGCAGGGATCTCTAACCCCTTTTGAGCAATAGGATATTCTGTAACTGTCTCACCATCAAACTCATAGTCTTCTCCAGGATACATCATCTGTGTGTCTCCTGTGTCAGATATGCCAAGTACAGGATAGGGTACACCTTCCATTGTTATATATGGAGAATCTATTTCTGTTATCTCTCCAGGATGAGCCCATTGTCCTCTGTCATCTTTTATTACACTTCCATCCCTACTAATATTCCTTGGTTTCCAATCTAGTCCTTCTTGGTAGTATTTCATCTCTTTGCCATTCTGAGCACTAGCCATTGTCTTCTTAGCATAAGGACCATTAGAAGGAATGCTTCCTGTGCGTGCGTATGTGAATCCTACAGATCCTGGAAGACTTCCACCCATTGCAAAATCTTTTCCTGATCTTTTAATTGGTGTAGGAATGTTTTGTCCTTTCTCTACATATGGGTGTCTCACTGTTCTTTCCCATTCATCAGCTTCTTGGTATGTTTTAAATGGACCACCAAGATGTTCTCCTGTTCTTCTAAATTCTGCTGCAGGATCTTCTACTCGTTTACCATACTTAAAAGACGGTACCAAATAAGCTGGTTCTCCATTCTCTCCACCTATAGATACAGCTAATTCTGTACTAGAATCAGCATATGGTATAAGATGTCCTTTTGTTAGTTTCCTACTTGTAGGTTCAAGAAAAGTTAAATCTCCACCATCTTGCATAGAAGGACCTCCCCATGCTCCATTATAATTGAATCCTTTGTTTGTTGTTCCTAGGAACTCCCCACCATCTTCATATCTATCTAACCATCCTCCGTTCTTCTTTTGTTGTGCAGAGGCTGCAGCTGTTCCACCTAATGCACCAGTGAGAGCATATGGATTTAATATAGATGTTTTAAATCTATATCCCATACTTTCGTTTGGACTAAATATTTCTTCCACTCTTCTTACTAATTTTGGTGGAAGAATAACTTCTTTTTCTCCTGGATATTGTGGAAATGAAGATGCTTCAGGAATTGCTATAGATTGTTTACTTCCTCCAGGAATATCTATAAGTTCAGATGCATCTCTTACACCAAAAGATGTACCTAATGTGTTGCTTTGATTAGCTGCTGATGTTGACATAAAAGATTCATCTTTGAAAACATCTCCTTTATTTAATTCACTTCTTTTAACTCTTTTTCCTATTGGTTTAAATGTTTTAGAATCTAGCAGGTCAACCTCATAATCATATGAACCTCTTACCACTTGAAAAGGTTCCTTTGATTTGTTTTTTAAAACAGCTTCTTTTAATAAGTCTCCTTGGTCTTTATAAAAAGTTCTTGCTGCTTTCTGTGGCGAAGTTCCCCAAATTTCATCAGGTGGTGTTCCTCTAAGAAGTTCATTTATTGATTTATCATACCCATTTGTATATGCATCAATAATGTTCAAATCTTGAGGTGTTAGTTTTGATACATCGTATTCTGATTTTTCTAGAATTCCTTTAATTGGATCTCTAAGTACAAGATTATAAGCTTTATTTTGTAGATTATATCTAGTAATTTGTTCTCCTGCAGCATTTCTCATTATAGGATTAGTAAACTCTGGAATCTTATCTTTTAATATATTCCTAATAAACAATCCATGTTCTTTTCCACCTTCACCTGTTAATGCTGATTTTTTAAAATATTCTATTGACTTTTTATGAGCAGCTCTAAGTTCTGGAACAGAAACATATTGCTCTAGTCCTGGATATATTTTACTTGCCCATATATAATAGTCAATATCATTTGGTAAAATATCACTATATCTTTCATGTGGTAGTGGGTCTCCTTGCATCAAATTATATATTATTTTACTAGTACCTGTATCAGGATCAACTATCTCACTATATTTATCTAGTTTAAGAGATTTTTTACCAAAACTCTTAATAGCATCTTTTACACCTGCTAAAGGATTAACTAAATTATTAGCAAACTCTTTAGCGTTTTTTGCACCTATTCCACCAAGTGCACCAGTTAGCAAAGGAACTGCTACACTCATTGCTGCTTTACCATAATTACCTTGTTGTACATCATATGGTATGCTACCAAGACCACTGGCCATATTACCAATAGCTACACCAGGATTCAAATAATCATCAATAAAACTGTTAGGATCATTTGGAAACAATCTAAACTTATCTCCTGTAGCTTGTGTTTCCTCAGCAAGTCTCTTGGCAGAAAAAGGTTTCTTTTTAGCTTCTTCACTAGCCTTAATTCTATCTTGTCTGTCTTTTATTATCTTAGCGTTCTCAGCTTTTGTTTTTTCTTCAACTGCTTTCTTGTTCTTAGCAAGCTGTTCTTTAGAAAGAGGAATTTGTTTTCTTACACCTGGAAGAGATGCTATATCTCCTGTAGAAATTCCCACCTGTGCTTTAGGAAAATCACTACGTGTGTCTTTTCCACATATATGACATACATATTTATCCTTAGCACTAGAATCAGCTGTGCTCCAGGAATGTCCGCATGTGCAATTAACTTTCTTAGCCATTATTTGTACGCATTTTATTTTTTAAACCAAGTTCAACAGCTTTGTCTATACTAAATTTATATGTATTAATCCCCATCCAAAAAGTTTTATACTTTATACCAAGCGTTTCACATAACTCTTTTGCAATATAAATTTTTCCTTTATACTCCACTTTTACATTAGATCTTCTATTTCTGGCTTGTTCTTTTGAAGTTACCCATCTACAATTTGATGGTTCATAAATACCATCATTGTTAATTCTGTCTATAGAAAGACCTTTTTTATAAAATGATTCATTATCCTCAATAAAAGACTCAACACTATTTTTCCATCTATCACACATTACAATTCCCCTTTGTCCATATATTGGATATTTTTCTGATTTAGGATTATAACATCTTTGAGTCATGTTATACCAAATTGAATACAAAGGATGTTTCCAAACACTCATATTTTATATTATTTATAACTGATTTGAGCTGGGCTGTAGAGGAATTGGCTGACTAAGTGCACATCACTTTTTGAATCTAATATATGTCTTATTTTAAGATCTTTTCCCCTAAGTGGTTCTTTTTTAAAACTACGTTTAGAATAGTCCATATTAACCTGATTTACCAATTTATCAATAGACAAAGACTCACAACTCTTTGTAAACAAAGGTAGTGATTTATCTTTAACCAATCCCCAGAAGGTATTGTATTGATAGAAGTTATCACTCTTAGTGTATGTAATTGTCTTACTATCAGTGTTATATATAGGATATTTCAAGTATTCCTTTAGATTATGCATAGGTTTAGCAACAAGCTCAAGCACACCTGTGCTCTGTTGATCGTTATAAAGAATAGCCTTATTGAAATATCCATCAATAGCTAGTCTTCTATTATAATTGAATACACCATCATCATTAGGAAGATATTTATAAGCCTTTGTGTAATCTTTTACATTCTGAAGAATCTCATCATAATACTGATAGGCAAATGGATATTCAATAACATATGGTTCTGTACATCCATAATATGTGTTATATATTACAGGGTTTGTAAGATGTCTCCATATAGATGCTGTGTTCTGTTCTTGATATTGTATTGCTGCTAATTCATATTTCTTAATTGTTGTAACAGGAATATTCCAAAACTTACCACAACAACTTTTTCCTTCTGATTTAATTATAATAACATTCACTGTATCATCAATAACAACAGCAAGCCCAGAAATGAGCTCACTCTTAGGAACATCAAATGCAAGTAGGTTTCCCCTATCATCATAGATGGAGAACCTACTTAATCTATTACCAGCTGCTTTAAGCTTTATTACAATTGTTTTGTTCATTCACAGGTTATTATAACGGACAGTTGAAACATCCAGTGATTTGATAATATATGTATTGACTACCACTAAATATCCTAAACCTATATGATGGTACAGAAGGATAGTTATTTGACATTGCGTTTAATATAATTGTTGTTGCTGTAGAATAATCATTAGGACAATCGCTACCATCTCTTGATGTTACAGCTCCAGTTAGTACACTAAATTTTGTTATCTTACATTTACTAAGTGATCCATCTTCTGTAGCAAAAACAGGACTGCAACTTAATTGTGTTGTATATCCTGGATTTTCAAGAGTGATGGCATTTGTTCCACCAGGGTTGAAATTATAAACTGCTGTTGCGGTACCAGGACAACCGTTTAATGCATAAATACTTACTTGTCCTGTAAATCCTAAAGCAGGTCCTCCAACACCCACTGCAGGATTTGTAAATTCACCACGTACATAATATCCTGGGGTTGGTAAATCTCCATAATATCCTGGCTCTAGACTTATTTCCACAAGAACAGGACATCCTGTTAATTGAGCACTTGTGTTTGGATTTAAAGCCGCATTAATTACCAAGTTGTATGTATCTGGAGGTATTGTTGTTGGTGGTATTGGTGTAGGTGTAGGATCAGTTGTATACACTGCTGTAATTCTATATACGTTAGTATCAGCAGTACCTGGTCGTGTCACTGTATCATTAACATTGAATGTATTTCCAGGATATTGCTGAGAATATTTAACATCTCCATTGAAACAATCTGTAAACTGATACCACTCAGGAGCAGAGCTAGTTGTTGTGGTGGTAGTTGAAGATGTTGATGTTGTTGTAGATGTACTAGTGGATGTACTAGTGGTGGTAGATGTAGTGGTGTTACTAATTGGTATATATTCATAAGTGTTACATACACCAGTGGAAACCACCTTCACCATAGTGGCTGCACTATTAAGTGTTACGTTATATCCTGCTGCCATAACAGTTTTAGACAAACCTGTTGCAACAGGAGCTGAATATGAATCAGAATCCTGATAAATGCTAAATGGACCTGCATCAGCTCCAATTGTTGTTAACGTTACTTTTACTACTTTTGACATATAATCTGTGTATTAAGTTATAGAGGTTTTGCTGTTCCACCAAAGTTACATTTTAAAACATATGCAGTGGTGGTGGTTGTTGTTGTTGCTTCTGGTTCAGGAATAGCTGTTCCTCCAAAGTTACAATCTAGGACAGCTATTTCTTCAGCAGCTATTGCTTCTAAATCACATCCACCATTGAGTCCAGAATAGAAGAAATTGTTTTCAGCTATATACCAATTAGGAATGTAGCTGTGAAAGCTCACCCAACTCTTTGTATTTACATTAAATGAAAGAGTCCAAGACTTATTACAGAAATATTCTATGTCTGTAAGATCTACATATTGTCTTAATACTGTTTCACCTAGTTGTCTATTTATATAGAACTGCTGTAGAGCAGCGTCATATAAAACACTAGAGTTTTGAGGAATATAGTCTAGCTTGGAAATGATCACCCTATCATATTTGGAATCATATACACCGTGTAGTCCTATTCCATTGAAATGGTTATCTGTGTTTACATCTGGGAAATACCTTAGTATTTCAAATGCCAGATGATCTGTAAAGAACCTATTTAGTCCAGATCCAAACGCTGATAAATCCTGTGCTTGGTTTCCTGCTATTAAGAACACCTGTCCTCTTTTAGCATCTATAGTGATTTGTCCTTGAGGAATCTTAAGGAGCATCTTGTTCTGAGCTCCTACATATCCAAGATCTGTTTCTGCAAAGTCTATTGGAGGAGCACTTCTAAATAAACTATCGTTTCCTAAATAAGCAGCTTGAGGATTACTTGTCTCAACAGTTAGGAGAGTGTTGTATAATAAGCTCTTGTTTTCAAATCTAGCCAAAACAGCTCTGTTTTGAATACCATCTAAACTTGTAAGCTTTCCATAGTTTTGAGGGAAATCAAAGAAACTAATAGGACGATAGATGAGCCAGCTATTAATTCTATTATCTGTATAGCTTTGTTGTCTATCAGAATAAATTGCCCTGAATGGGAAATTTGTATAGCACTGATTACTATTCCAATCTATAGGTAGATGGGAGAAATAGTTCTCTTTGTTTTGCTTAGAAAATGTTGTATTGTAATAATATGTGTTATCAAATGCAATAGGTACATAACTTTCTTGAAACCATTGATCAGGAATACCTGTACTCACGTGTGGGAAGAAATCTCCTTCTCTATTATTGAATGCTTGACGAAGATCTACATTCACTGCTGTTTCACAATAGAATGTAGGAATACCATAAGCAAACAAATAGAAGCTGCCATCATAGAATGTTCTTCCAGGACTTCCCTCAGCTTGACTATTAAAACAATCAAAGTTGTGAGCCTTGATTGATATAATATTTTTCATTGTTGTAGGTAATGCTGGACTACCAGATGTCACTGTCGTAGTGTAATCAAATAGAATAGATCTAGCTGAGTGCCAGTATTTTGGATAGGCTACATTACCTATCTCATCATAGAATACATCTGAATCATCAGGAGCTCCCACTCTATTATCAATAAAGAAAGGAAGTTTTGTTTTAAAAGAGAATTTATTGATAAATGTATCTCCACCAAACACTGTTTGAATAGTAGATGTCTCAACTCTTAAGTTTTGAAACCCTGTATCAATTGTTTCATATGAATACATCTGACCCCATTGATTACTAGCTATATTCTTTAAAGAAGCATAATAAGTGACAGTGGTGATTTCAAACTCATTTTGTGGTTGTAAACAATTTGATTGATCAGAAATAGTATATCTTGACATATCCTCAATAGCAGGAATTGTTCCTATAAGTAAACTTGGTGTTTCACTTGGATAGGGCAAACTGCTTACAGAAGATCCATCTCTGGTTTGTATTGTCTTTAGATATACAGAAGACTCCCTATTAAAATTGTTTATGTTTAAATCATCACCAACATTCTGCACTCCAGGGATGAGATATTGATATAGTTGAAGATCTCTTTGTTTAATCCCTAAACCATTTGCTATAGGTGCCCAATAGTTATATTTAGCTATTGAGTTGTATGATCTAGCATAGTTTCTTCTAGTGATACCATTTATATAAATCTGCAAATATGCCTGATAGGCAGTAAACATTGCAGTGGGACTAAATGGTGTAGTTATTCCTGCAATTTTTTCACTAGACTTCAATGCATCTTCTTGTGCTTCTTTACTAAGAAGTTTATACATTGCATTCTTCTGCACTTGTGAGAAGTGAGCAGATCCTGCACCATAAATAGCATTCTCAAGCTTCAGGATGTTTCCTAGGAAAGGTTTTCCAAAGGATGTCTCAGGGGAGTTGAATACAAATCTATATGGAGATTTTGTATTATTAAATGCATCTAGTTGATCGACACTTACAGTGCAATTTAAGTTTCCTATGTGTTCAGCTATGAAATTTATTTGATATTTATTATTTCCTTCTACATGTACAGGTTTTGTAATAGAATCAACCTGAATACAATGTTTTTCAAAAAGATTACCAGAAACCCAAATTAATTGAGGCTCAGCTTTATCAGGAGGAAAATAAGAGAATCTATTACCAGCAGCACCAGCATTTGTACAAAGATCCCATGTGCTATAATTAGTTGCACTGATGGTACCATCTGCAGGAAGTGTGAGTGTTGGAAAGGTTGTAGAACAAACATTCACTCTCTGTCCAATTGTTACAGTTTCTGTTATTGGTAGTCCTGTATCACAACTGTAATATGTTAGTGTTGTTGTAGCAGCACTCACTACTATTTCATATTGTCTACATACAGCATCAAATGCATTATTATTTGTAAGAAGGAATGGATCAACTCTTAGGTCATTATATGGATAGTTGGGGAAATAATAAGATGTTCCCTCTCTTTCATATTCACCAAGATTTCTAAGAATACCCTTAGCTACAATTGATGTATTTGTACTTCTGTTTCCTCTAACTATTTTAAATCCAACAATAGAGTCTTTTTGATCTTGTGTAAGACTAGATTCTGTTATCAGTCTATATACACCTTCAACATCCAATCTAACACCAATTGGATAGATGGCTTCATCCTGCATTTGAAGATTTGTATATTTTCCATTATAATCAATTGTAGGAACACCACTTTCAAATATAGGACTTACAAGAACATCAGGGAACTTATGATGTCTAATTGGTGTGTTTGCAAGGGCTCCCCATACAGCTTCATTACAAGGATAGACATCTGTAGATTCCCAATATGCAAATTGTCCATATTGATATGGAGTGGCATTACCAATAGAATCTCCAGTTGCAGCTGCTGTTACAGAAGCTGTGTTATATATTTTCCAATAAGGAGCATTGTTTTCGTCTCCTATAAAATCATCATTTGTAAGTCTAGTTACAACAGTGAGGTCATTTGGTGTAGCTGTTCTTCCAGGAATATGAAAACCGTCTGTCTGTTTACCATTGTTCAATAAGAACACAATCTCAAAAGCATACACTTCATCTCTGAGATAGCCTCTTAAGTTTGTAGCATTTATTGGATCAGCATAGTTTTCGTCAGCTGGAAGCCTATATGTTTGCCACTGAAGAGCTATTTGATTTGCTATTTGCTGATAGTTAATCCTATCTATGGATGTAATGTTGTCCCAAACAAGAACATCCTGTACAGCTGTTAAATCTTGAGCTATTTCGTAATAAGGAAACTTCTCAAATATTTCAGCAATTGTAAGTTTTATTTGTGTTTGGTTCTGACCACTGTATGTTATCTGGTTAAAATTATCATCTATAAAATATGTACCTACAAGTTCTACAGATGTAATATCATTCACTGTTTTAATAACAGCAATATTATAATATTTAAAATATCCTGTAACATCTATATTTGTAATATTCACTACAATAGATCTTCCTACAGGATAGTTAAAATCTGGTGTTGTAATTGTTGTAATAGCAATTGGTGTAGGATTTGTTACAGAATAATATGACGTGTAGGCATCACCTGCAGCATCACAATATTGTATAGCAAACTGATATGTACCAGCTATAAGATTACCACCATTAACAACATCTACAATAGTTAGCTCAGGAATTGTAAAATTAGGCTGCACCTTTAGTTTATTGCAGTCTAATTCTTTAATTGTCTCATTGTTGCAGACATTTGTTCCAGGCTTTATTTTATATGGAAGATTGTTAAGATCCATAAATCTGCGTGGATTGAGTCCATCTGTCCAATAAATCTCTGTTGTACAATTTGTAATTTTATGTACAGCTTTATGAATTGGATAGTTTATATTAAAATTAAGACAGGTTCCACTAATATAAGTGTGATAGACACAATCATTATTATCCATATATCCAATCTCACTGGCTCCTGTATTAGGATTAGTTATGAAGAATATATGTTTGTTTTGCTCATTAATAAAATGCTCTCCTATAAGATGATAATCTTCTGGAAAGTTTAGACATAGTTCATTCCCTGGCTCATTCTGATAGTTAACAGAGTTTGAGTCAAAGTTTTCTACAGCAGCATTAAGAGCATAGGTGAGCTGTCCTTGCTGAACTTGGTTCAATGTTTGATCCATGTTCAAGCCAGTTCTAGCTACATTACTCTCTTGCTTTATATTTGATTGTTGTTGATCAGCCATTATTGTCCGTTTCTCCTCCAACCATATCTATTGGTTCTGTTTGGAAGTTCATACATATTAAACCTATTAAGATCATTTTTAATCCTTCTTTGCTTAGTCCAAGGATCTTGTTTCTTAATTTCAATGTCAGCCATGATGAATGCTTCTTCTGACAATTGTTTATAATACATTAACTTCTGTTGTATTTGTTGAAATGTCTCATCGTTAATTTGATTAGATAGAGTTTCAAACACCTTGTATTTAATGAATGCTTCTATATATTCTCTAATACGATAGTTATCAGGAATCATTTGATTGCCCAATCCATCATATTCTGAAACATAGAATATAGCATTTACAACACCATTTCTAAAATTAGTGACAAACTTATTCCCTCTGATATCAAATGAATCATACCCAGCAGATCCAGGAGTGAACTCATTAATTGGAGGAGGTGTGTTTACAAATGTCCAAGCTTCTGTATAAGGTAGGTTACATTGTGCTCTTGCAGAAATGTTTCCTGGCTTTAATAAATATTGTCTTACAAAACTTCTTGCTGATTGACTGTTTGTTTTATATACAGCTTGAATCAGTTCAGGCATACATTCAGGACAACCTGTTGTACAATTAAGATTGGTACAGGGTTGACCACCAGATATAACAGGACTCACTTGAATAGTGGTGACATCAGCAGCTTGTGAATAGAATGAGTTAGCTGTCTGATAGGGATATTGAGGAATCTCTGTCATCATCCAAGCTTCTCTCATAGCAATAAAGTTATCTGGAAGCCTAGCTTCAAAGTCACATACATCTAGAATATCCTCAGATATGACATATGTAGCCCTTCCTAGTTTCCTAAGACACTTATCTAGATAGGTGGGAAACATAAGATCATCTACTGCCCCTGTGTCAAAATAGGACTTAAGTTCCTCTTTAACAGTGGAGTAGACAACCTCAGGAGTTGTAAAATTGTATTTGTAATAGTATGACATTCTTTATTTTTTATACTCACGATAGATGTGTTGATACTTATCGTCAGTTTTTAAGTAATGAGATAGAAGTCTAGAAGTGATGCGTGATGGTTTAAAATACCAAAGGTCTGAATTCTTTAGTCTGGCTGTTTCTTTAAACCATGTCCAACCAAAGAAATATCCCTCTGTGTGGTAGTTAAAGTTGTATATAATTTTTCCTTTCTCCTTTGTCTTTTTCCAGTCTACAGGAAGATTGATGAACTCTTTTCCATCTGTTCCTTTTATCTTCCTTCTCTTCTTTTTGTTAATTGAGAATTCACCAAACCCAGAAGGGAGCTTAGCTCTTTCTCCAGTTTCTAATATATAATTCTTAAAAGATTCGTTGAAGGAATAAACAATATTCTTCCACTCATCAAAAGAGATTTTTATGGAAGGATTGTTTTTGCAAAAATTATTGTAGTTATCTCTACTTGAGCTTCTCCAGTCAACCTTTACTCTCATTAATTTGTTGGTTTACTATTTGGTGCTTGACCATCTACACCATCTTCTGTTTGATCTGTTTTAAGTGCAAAATAAGTTTGTAGTAGTTTCTGTGATGTTAACTCAAGAACTTGTTTCTCTAAATACCCAGGACAGAATGATTCCTTATCTAAAGGATTTAAACAAAAGTCTTCATTAGAAACCTCAAGCCCACAACTACATGATTCTGGATAGAGGATTTCATTAGGAACATCTTCTTCAAATAAAGCAACAAGCCTAATAGCTTGAAGAAGTGGATTGTTTACATATAGATAACCATTAGTTATCCAATAGTATTGTTGTTGTTTAACAATAGGAAGTTTGATTAAGTTTACATATCTATTGATGGTTATTTCCTTAATCTTTATTCCTCTGCCACTCATAGCGTTTATAGAATAAACACCCTGAATAATATATTGATAGTTACCTTCTGCTATGCGTGGGAGCTTCACTGTTGTTCTTGCCACTGTGCAAGGATCTGCAAAATCACAACATTCTGAAATAGGCACTTCCACTAATTCCAAACAAGGAAGAGTGGTGAATACAGTGTCTGTAGCCCATAGTTTTCTAAGATTTGTTTCCCTTTTGATAAGTAATAAGGCATTGTTCTTAATCTCAGATGCAATAGCCCTATCAGTGATAAGACTGTCTGTAGAGAGCAGCTTATGCATTGAGCGTACATCTGAAACTAATTTTCTAAGTGTTGACATTATAAATATTGTTTGAATATGTTTGTCATTCCATCTGAATGATCAATTAAGAATGCTGTCACCTCACCTCTTGAGCATGTGTATCCATTCTTCTCATCCCATCCACTTTTAGCATTTGAGAATGCTGGTATTTGATAGAACTTAATTCCGTTAAAATCAAGACTCACCTCATGATGTTTATCCCCTGTGAAGATGTAATACACTTCATGATTTGACCATGCATCTTTATATTCCATAGGAAATATAGATGCTAGTTTTGCTGGTTTAATTGCATCACCATGATTGAACATCATAGCACTCACACCGTAGCTAACATACTTTCTATACTTAGGAGAGCAATCAAATTTTAGTCTGTCTGTATTTCTAAAATAAGTTTTTAACCAACTAATCATATGCCATCCTACAAACTCATCATGATTACCTGCTACATAAATAACATCCACACTCTCAGAATATTGAAGTAGAAGAGAAATCATTAACACCTCATGATTGCAGATAGCTTGAAATGAATCATGATAACCAGTGATGTTTTGTTGAGGAGTGCCCTTAGTTGTCATTCCAGTGAACTCACTATTGAATTCATCTGATCCAACTATATATATTATCTTGTCTAGGTTGTTTGATAGAAATGCTTGATTTAAAATAGTTTCCACTCTATAAGCCATTCTAGCAAATCTTTCATCAAGACTATTATCTCCATCTACATCAAGCTTATTGTAATGAGCATCTTGTTTGTTAATTACAAGAGCTGCACTAGACTTCTTTGGATTTATCTTTGGAGACATAATGTCTCCAGATATAGGAGAATAACTACTTAGGAATTCTATAAAAGAATCTTGGAAAAGTTGTTCATTTGTCTTTTTACTAAGCCAAGCTTTAACTTGCCAATGAGGTTGTTCAGAGTTTCCCCAATAGTTCTGTACATATTTAGCTATATCCCATTTAGTTGTGTCAATCTTACACTTCTCAATAAGATCATCTAATGATTTGATTTCCTCAGGAGAATTGAGAATAATCTCTCCTGTACCTCTAACAAGATCTTCTTCAAACTTAATGATTGTATCTTCTAAAGCTTGAATATATCCAGAGACTTCTGCCTCTTCTCTTATATTCTCACTATTCTTTCTCAGCTCTTTCAGTAGTTCATCCACCTCTCCTTCTGTAATTCCTAGTTTATCTGCGTAGAATTTCTTGCTTTTCTTCCAATTCAGCATTTGTTGAAGCTGGTCTAAGAGGTGTTGATTACCTACCATATGGGTTTTATTTGGTTAAAATTAGCGTAAAGATACGAATGTTTTTTGAAATTTTCCAAATTTATTTAATTAATTAGATTATCCATAATAATCAAACTGGTTATAGTTTAAACAAAAACTCCCAGACCTGAGCCTGGGAGAAACCCTACAAAACCAACAAAGTAGGGTTTTGATATTTTACACTACAACTAGTGTCACAGTGTTGTTTGCCTGCAGATATGCAACATCACCATCGCTATTATCATTTAAAAATTCTGATATTGTTAATGTAATATTATTACCTGTAATATCTAAAAACACTTCATTATCTGCTACGCTTGGACCTAATTGTATACATTTAGGAATATAAAAACTAGTTGCAGCATAGCAGCGTATAAAACATTGTTCTTGTATTATTCTAATTTCAGGAAAATTAAATGATTGAAGTAACTCACATTCTCCAAACATTCTATATCCAGCATATGTAAGTTTTGGTATATTTAAATATGTTAATAAATTATTAGTATAAAATACATAGTCTGATCCAGATGTACAAGCAGGCAGACTTACATATGTTTTTTCACCATATTCTAAACAACTATCAGTTAATGCTACAATACATCCAGCTTGATCATCTATTTCTAAAATAACATCTACATCACCAAATATGTCATACCAAAGAGTGATATTAGATGCTCCGTATAGAAATGCTTCATTTCCCACTATTGTTACAGATGTAAATGGTGCTCCATATGCTGGAAGATTGAATGCATCATTCCAGTCATTTACATTTTCTGGGTCAGCTATATAACTACCATTTATATTTGAATATAATAATCTTAAAGGGAGAGGAGCTGCTGTTGTTGTAGAAGTGGTAGTAGAAGTGCTCGTAGATGTAGAAGTGCTAGTAGTTGTTGTAGTTGTAATGTTACAATTTCCTACTAAATTACAAAAGATGACAGCAAGTGCTGGATTTACAGATATTATATTAATAAAATTCTGCACTATAGTTGTTGGATCTAGTGCATCATCTATCTTATGAAAAGCTACGCTCACATTATCCTTATTCTCAATTCCTGTATTTGGAAGGTTAGGTCCATCATATAATGTCTTGCTAGTTGGGCAGCAACCATTAGGTATGTCTGCACAATTAGCTGGATAGGCAGCATATATCATAGGAAGAGGAGAAGGATTACAAGGAGAGCCTGGAGAACAACCCATTTATATTAGTTTAAGGAATGTACATAATGTAATAACAAGCAAGAGCTGGCTGATTGTTAGCATGAGATCCATCACCACCAGTGTTGTTTAACACTGTAACTCCTATAGTGAGACCAAGAGATGTATTTGTACTTGTCTTACCTATTGTAGCAACGGTAGTATCAGCATTATGTAACGTGTAACTATATTCATCACCATTGTCATGTTCTTTTGCTATAGGATGTGTAGAATCTAATTCAACACTACTAGCACCACCACCTGATGCAGTGAAGTGAGTGTGACCAGTGTCTGATGCAGTTCCTGTTGCTGGGTGTGTGTGAGAAGGAATTTGTGTAGAGGTGAGTGTTATTACATTAGCTCCAGCTTTAGTTCCTATTGAATATGTAGGATTACCAGGAATTGTAGGATCTACAGCAGAATCAAATGCTCCACCACCTACACCGTTTGTAACACCTACAGCCACTCTACCACGTTTGTCAGGAGTTCCATTTAAACCATTACATAGATAGACCTTTTCCCATGCTCCAAATCCTACACCTGCTCCATTAAATCCATCAGAAGTTGTAGGATAGTTTGCTAATGGTCCATAGTATTCCACCACAGTGTAAGGGACCATTCTTAAATATTGTTTTGTTCCTGCTCCTATACCACCTAAATAAGCAGCAATAAGTGAGTTGAGATCTGCAAGTTTAACATAGTTTGTATCTACATCAACAGCAAGTGCTGTTAAGTCTACACCTAGTTGACAAAGCTTTGTAATTACTGCCTGAACAATAGCATGTGTTCCTGAAGAAGATGTTACGCCTGTAAGACATCCTATTGAATAATTTGCTTCTATTGTAGCAATATCTGCAGCAACAGCATCCACTTGTCCTTGTAAATCACAAGCAGCTTTAACAAGAGCTTCAAAAAGCTCTACAGCTGTAGGAGGTTGACATGACGGTTTACATGATGGAAGATATTTTGTAACAAGATTACAATAAGCAGAAAAATTAATAGTGATGTCTATTCCTGTTCCATTAAGAAAAGAAACTACATTATTTATTAAAGCTTCTTCTACAGAGAGGAGTGTATCTCCTGTTTCTATTCCTAGAGCTTCTGAAGGGAGTCCTGTATATCTAACACATTTGTCTGAGACAATCTCAGCACATCCATTAAAACAATTTGAGCAAGACATATTTATGATTTATTTATTAATTAACACTTTAACTCTACTGGCTATTTGGCTCAATGAAACACCACAAGAAGCATAATCTATATTACAATATTTATACCTAAGTATTCTTTTGTAATTAAGAAGGTCATCAATTAGTAGTCCAGGAGCAGGTAAGTTTAAAGAGAACACAATATTATTGTATTCATTATTAGCTAGTTCTGTTAGCTTACAATCAATGTCAGCTATCAAAACTGGTATGGTTGTACATTCAATACAATCTGTAAGCCTTGGATATAACATCTTTTATTCGTTTTGTTACTTGTTTGAGCTTTTCATTGCAAGCTGCACAGAGTCCATTTATAAGTTGACATCCGCAGCCCACTTTCATTCCGCAATCTCTACAGTTTGCCATATTAATAAGGGTTGGTTAAATAGTTATTGCCATAACAATTACAATTATTTCTAATAAAATTGTTAAGCATTCTGTTTGCCTGATTGTACAGCTTGTTTGCTGTATCTATAGAACAATTGTTTGCAGCAGCTAATGATCCTTGTATTAGATAGTAGATGCTGTTCAAAGTGACCTTCTGTTGTTTTTTAACAGCCCAATCACATTCCATTAGATCAAGTTTCATAAACGCACTATCAAACTTCTCTTGAATTTGATCAATACGCATTATAGTTTTATTTACATAGTTCTCATACGCAGGAGCAATAGAATATGTAAAATAGTAAATTCCATCAGGAAGAGGTAGGAGACTAGCACCTACATCTGTTATTCCTAAAGATGTAGAATTGTATATGTTGAAATCGTTTATATTAAAAGGAAGGCTAACAACCCCAAATCCAGGAACAGTGATTTGCATTGTAGGAGATGTGGGAGGAGTATCATATGTGGAATTATCAGCAATACCTAATGTCTGTACATTGTATGTAGGAATCACCAAAAAATCTAATGTTGTTGCCATGTTGTTGTAAAAAAATAAGCCAGAGGATTTGAGAAGATCCTCTCACCCTCTGGCTTAGGTTATTTGATATTGTTTCGTCTACCTTTCCTTATTATGGTATAAGGGTTGTAGTGCTAGAGGTCGTAGAAGAAGATGATGTACTAGTGGTAGTAGTTGTGGTAATGCAAGCATTATCAAACTCAATTGCACCAAGAGCATCTTCAAGAATAGCATCAACAGATGTTGCAGCAGCACTTCCGTGTTGTACAGCAATAATCACTGTTGAGTCTTCTTTGATATAATCACCCCAAGAATAAGCTGATTTGTCATACTCGTTAAACTTGATGTAGTAGGTATCATAGTTAGTACCGTCTGTTACCCAAGACTCAAAGTTTTCGTTATAACCAGCCATCCTGTAAAGATGCTTCAAATAACCAGCTTGGTAGCTGTAGAAGTTCTTCTCCAACTGCTGAATTTCACCAGATGTACCAGAAGGATAAGAAGCACGCTGTACTACTTGAGCTTCAGCTACAATGTTACAAGCATCAGCAACGATGAAGTCAGCTGTAGTTGCAGGTCCACTGTAAACAAAAGTTCTGAAGTACATTCTGTCATATTCCCAAGGGAATGCAGCAACGTCACAAGGCTGACCATACTTAGTAAGAGGCTTACCAGAAATACGGAGGATTGTACCACCTATGTTCTGAAAAGTGTAAAACTGACTAAGAGTGATGTTGTCTGGGTTGTTACCAGGAGCATGCTGATTTAATTTAACAATGAATTGATTAATCAAAGCATTGGTATCAACGTTAGTACATGGATCACCACCACAGTCACAACAAGGAGCTTGTACAGTCACTGAACGTGTGAAACCATTGAAATACAATGTATCAAGGTAAGAAGAATGTGCACGAAGTGTAAGAGTTACAACATCACCACATTTTACATTCCATCCATCAACATCTGTAATTTGAACAGCAGCAGTAGGGCAACCCTGTACTTTATACCATTCAGTTACATTAGATTTACATGCTGCACTGTCACCACATCCTGAAATTTTATCAGAACGCTTAGAACCTTGTAGATAGGTGTTAACCCTACCTTGAGCAACATAGAAATAAGGAGAGGTGCTAGGAGTGGTGGTAGCTTGATAATCTTTATCAAAGAAACCAACCTTTCCAGCAACCAAGTCTTGTGTAGAACCGCTACTGGCTATTGTTGTGCCAACAGGAACCACAAAGAGTGTAGTTAAAGAAAAATCTGCCATTTTGTTTTATTTTAAATTATAAAAAAACTTATTCATTTGTCTGTATCCTATATATACTATTCTGGACAGCAGACTGGTTTTCGGTGTACATTGCAAGGTTTTGAACTGTCAAGTCTAGAAGTTCATCCTCTAGATATAATTCAAGTTCGCAATTCTGATCATACGATGGCTCACCATCTAGCATTATATATCCCTCTTTATTTATATATTGAGGGTAACGCATATATGATACACAAATTTTAGTTGGTTTAAATGTACCATCTGTGAATATAGATATTTCATCAGATGATAGAAAGTTAAATGTTTCTTGGTATTCAAAGGATGGTCTGTAATGGGTGTTGTTCAGAATAAACTGAAGATCACCATGTTTAGCAAGATCTCTATTAATCCAAATCTTCCTATCTTTACATCTACCCTTGTCAGCAATAACATAGCTATCAATATAGAACATGTATTTAGGAACTAATAGGTGTATGTTTGCATACCACTGATTTAGTTCAGGATTTTTAACATGTAGTTCAAGAGGTTGATGATTATATGTTATCACTAAACTCTGGAGGTCCTCATACCTTTTCTTAAAGGCATCCAGTCCCATTCCAGAAACTGTACTTAAACCATCAACTTTTTGCTTTATCAGCTTTATCTGAGCTTCATTTAAAGCTAGTATTTTATCTTCTAACTGGATTTGCTGATGTTCGTTTGTTGATAGTTTATTTAGTTTCTGATCTATTTTATACAATAAACTATCTACAGGTATCATACAGCTGCCAGTTTTTTACTTTTTAATCTTTGTTCTAGGGTAATCAGGGCATCTTGATTGTCATCATCTGCCAAATATCTAACCAATTCATCTTCATCTGCAGCCACTTCAAATTCACCTTCGTAAATTCTTCCGTTAGGTTTCACCCTATACACTGAATGAGAGATTGCTTGTTTAACAAGATCTTTGATATGGAGAAGGTTTTCCTTCATATCAGCAAATCTATTGAAAACTTCCACTGTAGACAATCCTTGATATTTACCATTTTTGAATTCTGTTTGTTTCAAAACATTATCCACTTGGTTATACACTGCATCTTCTTTAGTTTCTTCTGTTACTGGAAGACCTAATAGACGAGCAACTTTACGCTTCTTCTCAGGACTCATTCCATCAAACTTAGCAATAGCCTTGTTGATTAGTTGTTTCTTCTTGAAGATTACAGCATTTTCTATTTCATCATCAGCAACATAAAACTGTATGTCTGCTGGAAATTCACCACGCTCCCAAGCTTGATAAGAGCTTGCAATTGTTGGATGAACTCTAAGCCATGCAAAGGCTAATTCTTGATAAGGAACAGCTAAATCAAAATAGTTGTCTCCATCAATCAATTTTACAGGTTGCACATGCATTGTATCACTTGTAGATGTGGAAAGTCCGTAGTTCCAGAATTGAGATCTAGGTCCTAGATCGATTCCTCCAAGAGAATTCTGAAGTTTTTCACGAAGAGCAGTCACTCTTTCTTTTTCCATATCTCTTTCTAAAGGATCATTGATTCTGCGAATGTAAGCAGCATTAGGATCAAGTCCTGTTCTGTATTGACCATCAAGTTCCTTGTAAGGATACTTAAATACGCCTGTTCCAGGGATTCTTGTCATGCCTTTAGAAGCTAATCCGCTTTGCATTGTTTGCAACTGAGAGCTATTATACTCCTTCTTAATTGTGGAGATTTTTCCTGTTTTACCCATAATGTAGTTTTTATATATCTGGTTTATTTTGCAGAGTGGTTCCATCGAAGGAAATGCAATTGGGAATTTCTCAATTCATCACTCTGTAGGTTGAGTAGAGCCCTCCAAAGGTGGGAGGGGTAGGAGGGCTCTTCTCGGTAGGTTGTTTGTCAGATTTCTCTGACGAGGTATTAGAATTGTGGGATTTCCTCAATAAGAACTGTACGAGACAAATCCTCAATGAACACATCGCAACGATCTTTCATCCAAATTTCATAACCAGGGAATTTGTTAGCAGAACTCATTCCTTGAGACTTAGCAAAGCCCAAGTGATGACGAGTTCCATCAATATATCCCCAAGTCATTGAAGGTGCACCCTTCATTCTCACTTCTCTGATGTTGTTAATCATTGAACCATCGCTCATTGGAGAAACATCAAATACCATGAAAACAGGAGTGGACTTCTTATTCTGACCGAATTCAAGGTTAGATTGTGGAAGATCCAACTCTTTCAAGTGAATCAACTCAACACGACCAGTCTCACGTGTAACCATTGCATCGAATGCAAAGTTGTATGTGATGTGCTGACCTTCGCCTTGCATGTAACGATTTCCAGAATCAGCCATGAAGGTAAGACCACTGTTCAAAGCGTCATTCTTCAAAGCTTGTTGGAATACGTCAAATCCAGCTTCATTTGTATACATTTTAACCCTACGGTCTTTCACATCCACCCTTCTGTAGAATAGGTCACCAAATACAGAACGTATTAGGTTAGCAGTGAATTCACCACGGTTATATTGAACCAAGTTACCATTGTTACGCATTCTGTGGTAAACACCAGCAGATGTACGCTTCAATTCTTGCTTAGAACCATTTGTTTTAACTGTTCCAGGCTTGCTCCAAATCATACGCTTAACTTTCAATTCAAGCATAGACTTACGCATCCAGAACTCGATGAATGGTTCCCATTTAACATCATTCCTAGTCAAAGGAAGTTGGTTCCTACGCTGTGGAGCATATACCAAGATGTCTAGAGGTTTGCCAGAAGCATCAACCATCATTTTGTCATCAGCCCACTCAGTGATTTTGTGCTCATAACCATATGCAGAACCCAAAGATTCAAACATTGTGATTTGCTCACCAAGACGAGGAAGACCTAAAAGATCTTGATCGAATTCACCAATTGCAGCGTCAACAAGCTCAAGTTCAATACCATACTGAAGGAATGTAGGAGATGCAAAATCCACTGTAGGATTGTCACTTACGAGCGTGAAATAATAAAGGTAGCCCATGTTCCAAGGAACTGGATCCTTAATAACGTAGAAACGAGGACCATACTGACGAGAACCTACAGAAATAATTGCATTCTTAGAGAACTCGTTTGTATCCAAGATGAGAGCGAACTCTTGTCCATCAATACCCACTTTACCACTACCTTCAAGGATGTCCATGGTAGATGTTGGGATGTCAATGATTTTTGGAAACTTGTAAGGAACCTGTACTTGCCACTTCCATGCATCGCTATTATTGTCGATGTAATAAGGAGTGCTCTTGTTAATCATGTCTAAGAAGTCATTGCTATACAATGAGCTTTGAGTGTAGAGACTGATGATTTTTTTGTCATAATCAGCAGGCTCTGTGCTGTGGAAGCTTTCAAGGTGATTGGCATCTGTAAGCTTACCTACAGCACGCTTGTCCATTGAAGCAACACGAGCATACGTAAATCCAGTTAAACCTGGGATTGTTTGAATTGCCATTTTGTGTTATCTTTTAAGTTAATATAAAAAAATTAGAGAAACCATGAATTTGGCTTACTGGACTTATTTGAACTAGATTTAACCCCAGACTTACTAGCCTGTCTAGCTACCTCACCAAAAAGTTCATTCGACTTCTTGGTGATTCCTGATTTTTGAATTGTAGAGAGCGTAGGGTCTTTCTCAAGAATCTTGAGAAGGAGTCCTATCTTCACCTTCATTTCATGGTTTTCAGGACGCTTTAGTTCTAGGATGGTACGATCGAAATCAGTGAGTGTCTCACCAGATGGTGTTTTGTACTTATCAACTAGAAGGAAATCTTGTAGTTCGCCAGCAAGCTTGGGATTAATTGGAATACCGTCAAACTCTTTTGTCTTAAGTTTTTCCTGTAAGACAGTTTGAACGTTACTATAATATTGCTGTTTAACAGCTGCTTGTTGTTGTAATTGTGTTTCTTTTTGTTGTTCCATTTGAGCAAGCTTTGCAGCTTCCTTCTTAACCAACACCTTGTGGTGTTTGGCTGCAACAGTTTCAAGATCACCGTAATTCTTCAGACGCTCCACCTCTGTATCTACATCCTCAGGATCAAATCCTTGGTCTGTTAGAGCTTGTTTTAAGATTGCCACTTGGTTATTTTCCTGTGACAGGTCTAATTCAGCAAAGCTCTGAATTTGGTTATATGTGCCGAAATATTCTTTTGGATTAACGCCCTTAACAAATATTGCTTCAAAAGCTTGTTGGTAGTCTTCACCAAACTGTCCAATGAAGTTGTTCACCACCTCAATAGCTCCTTTCTTCTTTTCCATATTGAATCTCTCAAGGAATTCTTCAGGAGTGGAGATGTTAAATTCTTCTTCTTCATCATCAGCTGAGAATACACCAAGCTTAAGAAGATCCTTAGATAGAGCAGCAAATTGGCTAACTTCTTGTTCTTCAGATTCATCGTCAGATGTTTCTTCAACTACAGGAGCTGCTTCTTGTTTCTTTGCTTTTGGAGCAGGAGTTTCTTCCTCTTCTTCATCATCACCACCACCAAGAAGAAAATCTTGAATTGATTGTGAAGAGTCTTCTGTAGGTTTAGCTTCAGGTTCTGCTTCTGGAACTATAGATTTTGTAGACTTCTTAGGAGCAGGAGCTGCTGGAGTTTCATTTTTAATTTCCTGAATATCATCAGGTGAACTAGTGGATGTTTCAGGAGCAAACAGATCATTTAAAAGCTCTGTACTACCCATTCCCATTTCCATTGTATCCTGAATACTAAAGTTTCCCATCTGTGGGGTTTCCAAATTTTCGGCCATATGTAGTTTATTTATCTGGTTTTCAATGTAAAAGTATGTAACATTATATTATTAACAAAGAGAATAGTGCTTATATTGCCTGTTTTTCAAGATAATATAGCATTAAATTATTTCACTCTAATCAAGTTTGTTTAGAATGGAGTCATTTATTATCCTAAAACTTCTAATTGGGGCTATATCTGTAAGTGTCACTTGCTGTACATCCACTCCCCATTTCCTTGCTTCCATTCTTGTTTTCTTAGTAAGAATATTGTCCATCTCAGGATCTATGCATTGTTCCAAGGAAGAGGAGATGATAATGTTCTTAATGATAGACTGTGTCATGTCAGCTAGTGCATCCTGTGCATCAAACACTTCTAATAGGAATATTTTAACATCTGCTATCCTATATTTAATCACTCCCTTTACAACAATGTTTTGTTTATCCTTTGTATACAAAGATTGAGCTGCTAGACTGAGGGTGGTTACAACAACATGTTGTGTAATTACATCATCAAATATAGGAAGTTTCACGTGGAACCCTGGACCTAACACCTTCTTGAAATGACCGTTCCTTAGAAGAACAGCTTCTTCATAGTTTGGAATAATCACCGCAGGAGTGAGATAGTTAAACCAATTAATTATTAGGTCTATGAGTTTATCAAACATTATTTTTTAGTTTTATTCCTACCCTTAGCATTTTCTTTAGCAACAGCAAGATCATTTGCTTGGTTCTCTCTAGCCACTTGAAGCTTTTCTCTTTCCACTTGAAGCTTCTGTGCAGCTAATGTATTCTTTGATTGTATATCAGCCATTTTCATTTGATAGTCTTTGGCAGCTTTTGTTTGTTCGTTAGCCAGCTTACTGATTTCCAATACATCAGGAACACCAGTTTCATCTACATCAGGTAGAGCTCCACCTTTTGCTTCAGCTGCAATTAGAGCAATTTCTTTCTTATTAATTCTATCAAGCTCATTTTGATAATCATCGTGTGCAAGTTTTTCAGCTTGC